GCTTGCTTCTGTCCAAGTACAGACTTAAGACGACGTTCTAGATCTTCGTATGATTTGAAGTTAGACTGTGCTGTAAAGTCTGCAAGTGGGTACTCTTTTTTCCAGAGTGCTTCAAGTGCATCATCGTCATCAAGGAGAGGTGAAGGAGCATCAAACTCTGACTTGTCATAATTCCAGTAACCATCAACCTTACGTATCTTAAGTTTGAAGTTTGCACCTTGCCAGAAATCGAAAGGATTAATGGGTGTCTCATCTTCAAACTCTGGTTGCATGGCGGCCGTTAACTTATCAAATATCTTCTTCCCAAACTTGAATAGGAAGACTCCTCCTTCATTGTGAGGATTAACTGGATCCTTCACAACATAGATGTTTGCATAGTAAGATAGCTTACGCTTCTGTCTACGAACAACATCCTTATCAGCATCATTACCACTGTTCCACAAGTCCCTATTGTATTCTGATACAGGATCCTTACCATTGATAGTAGTAAGAGAATTCTCTATGTACCAACCACCTGGTCCTTGGAATGCATGGGAGTATACCTTTGCCCAAGGTAGATCCTCACCATCAACAGCAGGAAGGAAACGGATAACAGCATAACCATTACCAGACTTATCCAGTTCTGGTTTCCAAAGTCGCTCATCAGCACCACCTTTGGTAGTGTTCGTCTTCTCGATCTCCTTAACTAGTTTGGAGGTCAGCGATCCAAGAGAAGACTGTTTCTTTAGGCTTGAAAAAGACATAGATTTGGCTTTTGTTTTGAGATTTGGCTTGTTTGTACCTGAATATTATAATATCAAAGAGAACTGTTGTCAACCTGCTGTTTCATAATACCAATCATCTTTTCCATATTAGAAAAGACATTGGCCATATCAACATCTTTGGGCATCCCCATCATAACAGCAGACTCTTGAATGTTCTCCTTCATTTTTTTCGCTTGAGGGTCATCTGATAAACTCATACGAGCATAGAGTATCCTCTGTTTCTCAAGAAGTTCCATAAGTAGGTCAATATGTTCTTCCTTTTCTTCATTATCCATCTGAGGAAAATTAAAGACACTGCCATAGATCTCCTCTTGGAGTTCTTGGATGTCTGTCATCTCCTTACGGACAAGATCTGAATCGAAAAACGTCAATTTCTTTCAACCTCCTCTGTTGTTTCGGTTTCATTTTGACTCTCTTGAATTTGTTCAAGAACATCAATAGCACCTAAAAGTTTAAGACGAGTCTCACTGACAGTAACCAGTTGCTCCTTTAAATTTTTAAGTACTTCATCATTAGTCATGACCATGAGTAACAACCTCTTTTAGAACTTTTTTGTAACGTGGTACATTAATATTTAGGAAGGGTGTGTACTTTTTAATCCGTCTACTGACGGTTTCCCACACAGGATCCTTCAACTTCTTATCAAAGTTTTTAACGTACCCAAGTATTCTATCACATATTACCAAAGTTTCCAAACTTGTAAACCCACCAAGATAACTTTTTAATATTGGAGGGTGGCCACTACTACAATCAAATACATCATCCATTCTCTGTTCCTCAAACAATGAAGTAGCATCTTCTTTAAAAACATAAGACAGTGACTGAACTTTCTTCTGCCACTGCCTAAAATTATCATCTCCTTCTCTTATAATTTCTCCTATCCATAGTGTCTCTGGATCTTTACATGATACAAAGTTAGCTACGAAATAATCTTCTATCTCTTTATCTGGATGAGACCTAGACATCTTCTCAAAGAAGTATCTGTCCTTACGTTTATGAAATGCACTTAAGGTAGCACGAGACCGACCACAGTACTTGTGGTAATCATACTTATCCTTGGTGAAGTGTTGCTTCATTGCAAGGTAAGTTTTATATGTTTCAAATGGCATCATTCTCTACGTCGTTTATATTAAATGCCAAAGTAATTCTTTCTTTATTAACAATCTGTGGTTCTACATGATGTAAAGTGCTTGCAGGAAACATTACCATTGTTCCATCAAGACCTTCATATGCACAATTATATTCATCAAAAATAGTAGGGTGACCATGATTCTTATAATATATCACCCCTGATAGTAATCCACCATGATTATGTGTAGGATTATCATCTCCTTTATATGCAAAGTTTGTCCAGATATCATATCCATCAAAATGTCCGTCCCACTTTCTCATTTTATACTTTCTGTGATCTTTTCCTCCTCCCCAATACTTTGCAGACAATCTCAATACCCATGCTAACCAAAAAGATTGTTCAATCAAATTAGGGGAGATAGAACATTGATATGAATTATGTTTCTTACCATCCATAGTAAGATACCCTACATTCTCATGGGCTTTCAGTGATGCTAATGGACTATTCTTAAACTTCCTACTTTCTTTTACCCAACCATCAATCTCCTTCTGAATCTGTTTAGGAATCTTAGTCACCATCACTGGACACGTAGTACCTGGTGCAAGTTTATGCATATTTAAAAAGTCAGTCATCATAAAGCAGGACGTTTTTGTTTTTCATCTTTCATTGAGATGATGATTCTATTGTTCTCATAGTCAGCAGAGAACTCAAGTTCTACATCATGTGGCCACATAAGTTCTTCATATAATGCATTGAGACGATCCATATCCTCCCAAAGATTATTGATATGTTCTGGCAAATGATCGTCTTCCATTTAAAAAAAGTAATAGGGGGAAAAATTGGCAGGATTTTTTTTGGGGCTTTTATGAAACTAGATTGGCAATTTCGCACGGGATGTGCGTTTTAAAAAGTTTAACTCCTGTGCTGTGTATTTTAATTTTTCTTTCAGAGGTTTTGATAATAATTTAGGTACGGACTCAAGTTCAATTGTATTCTCATCACAGTAAACTATGATTGCTTCAATATAATTAAGTGAATCATTTTCTTGCACTAACTTTTCTATATCCTGTGCGAATTTGGATGGACAAAGAAACTTCTTCTCCAACACTTCGTTTAGTTCTTTATCCATTACCATGAGATTTGAGATTAGAGGTGACAAATTTCTTTATGTACTTTACTAATAGCTTAATATACTCGTCTTTGTTGCGTTTGTCAAATACTTTTACGTCTCCACCTGGTGTTACCATTAATGTAATAAGTTTCTTAACAGATATACCAGTCAATTCATAGTACATACATGCGTATGCTTGTTCCTGAACAAAGTAGTTCTCCAACCACTTCTCTGGTTTAATCTTCTCAGATGTTTTAAAGTCAATGATTGCTAGTTCGCCTTCATATTCAGCAATGCAATCAACACGACCAGCAATGCCAAGATACTCTGAGTAGAGAGTACGTTCGATTGCATGAACATTTTGAATCTTATCAAGGTAAGGTTTAGCATGATGGAACATAAATTGTGTAGCAGGAAGGAAGTTATTCCAATCCAGTTCTTTATTCTCCAGATATCCTTGAGCTGCCTCATGAAAATCTGTACCACGTGTGGTTGCTTTCTTAGTGATGCGATTCGCTTCTTCCTCACCCACACGCTTACGCCATTTAGCAAAGATGTGTCGATTGTAGAAAGATGTTACTGAAGTTATAGAAGGAACCCACTCACCGTTGGGGACTTGATACAGTCTACAACCAGGTGTTTCCTTCTTTTCTAATTCAATGTCACCGAGATAATTACAATGCTCAAAGATCATAACATCCCCAATGCATGTTTGGCTAAGATGTATTCCTTAACCAATCCAGAACGAACGATGTCATCAATAGTAAATTCAATTGACGCAAACGATTCCATCATAGAAATAACTTTCATAAAATCACCAAGTCCAGCACGTTCAGCGTTGTTACGAAGGTCAGTTTGAACTCCGTCACCGCAGAAGATAATCCTAGAATTATCTCCTACCCTAGTAATTATACTATCTAACTCGTGAAAATTCAAGTTCTGACACTCATCAACTATAACAATAGCATTATCAAGTGTTGTACCTCTGATGAATGAGGTACTCCAGAACGTCATAGTTTCTTGTTCTTTGAGTTTGCCATACAATAATTCAAAGTCAGTATCTGTTGGCATCTCAAACATATACTTGACCATCTTCTTGTATGGTACTTGAAAAAGATAAGACTTATCCTCATGATCTCCTGGTAGGAAACCAATTTCACGTGTGGATACAAGAGAACGAACGATATAAATCTTTTCGTATGGTGTATCTAAATCAAGAACTTCTTTAAGTGCTTTGTACAATGCAATGAATGTTTTACCTGTACCAGCACATCCATAAGCAAACAAATGTTTACCTGCATCATACTCTTCAAAAAATTTCTCTTGATTTGTAGTAAGAGGATCAATATCTACAAGGAGATCTGCATTGATAGGTTTCTTTCGTCTCATTTGTTTAGCCGTCAGTCCTACTCCAATGGGATCGTCAGTCTTTTTCTTTCTTGGCATAC